AAGGCTATTGCTAGAACAGCAGCAGCCACATCAAGTACAACCCTATACACGGTGCCGACTACAACAACTATAACTGTTGTATCAAACATTGTGTTGGCTAACGCAGCGACATCTGCCTCAACAGCAACTATTGCTTTTGATGGCGTAACGATTGTTCCTGCTGTATCTATCCCTGCTAACTCTGTAGTTGGCTTTGATATGAAGCAGGTTATTCCTGCCAACGCAACACCTAAGGTAATTACTGGCTTTGCATCTACAACTGCTGTGTCTATTCACATCAGTGGAGTGGAGATTTCATAATGGCATTTAATCAATTTCCTTCTAAAGGCGGAATCCCATCAGGTAATACTGCTGGTCGCCCATCAAATCCCGTAATAGGTGATACTTATTATAACGGTCAACTAGAACTTCTTGAAATTTATAACGGCACTGGATGGGTTGCTAACTCTGCACCTCCTGCTACTCCAACTGTTGTAAGCGTAACTGATACTGGAACTGGGTTGGCTTATGCTACTGGTGGAACATTTACTGTAGTAGTTGCTGCTGGTAGTGGTGGTGCAACACCATTACAGTATGGCGCTGTTACAGATTCTGGTGGTTTTAGTGCAAGTTCTTCTGGAACAACAATTACTATGTCTGGATTAACATCAGGTGTTGCATTTGCTGTTTCTGCTAATGCTAGTAATAACTTTGGTACAACAGTTAATAGTTCTCCTTTCAATGTTGTTACTGCAACAACAGTGCCACAAGCACCAACTATTGGCACTGCTACAACATCATCGGTTACATCAGATGTAACTGTAAGTTGGACACTTAATTCAAATGGTGGAAAAAACCTTTCTGCTATTACAATTACTCCATATCTAAATGGAACAACTGCTCAAACTTCTCAAACAGCAGCAACAACAAGTTCTACTACACATACATTTACTGGATTAACTATGGCTAGTGCATATACATTCAAGGTTAAAACAACAAATGCCAATGGCGCTGGTTTAGAAAGTCTTCCAACCAATTCAATAACAGTTCCAAGTTTTAGAGTTGTTGAATATCTATCTGTCGCAGGCGGTGGAGCAGGTGGTGGTCGTACAGTAGGTGGTGGCGGTGGAGCAGGTGGTATGTTAACTGGTTCTTTTGCCATCCAAGCAGGTGTTACAATTACTTGCACAGTAGGCGGTGGTGGAAGTGGTTCTGCATCGCCACCTACTAATGGTACAACTTCAAGTATTGCAGCATCTGGTTTGACAACAATTACATCCTCTGGCGGTGGTCGTGGTGGTAGTTACAGTGGTAGTGGTTTACCAACTACTGGCGCAAATGGTGGCTCTGGTGGTGGTGGTGGTGATACAGAAAAAGCGGGTGGAACTGGAATATCTGGTCAAGGTAACAACGGCGGTACTTCTGGACCACAATGGTCTGGTGCTGGCGGTGGTGGTGCTGGCGCAGTAGGCGCTTCGGCAACAACTGCTGGCGTTGGTGCAAATGGTGGAGTAGGTGTTTCAAGTTCTATTACTGGAACAGCAACTTTCTATGCTGGAGGTGGTGGAGGTTGTGGTGATACATCTGGTGGCTCAGGTGGCTCAGGTGGTGGCGGTAGTGGTGGTTATGGTGTTACTAACCCTGCACAGGGTGTCGGCTCAACAAACACTGGTGGAGGTGGCGGTGGAAGCCGTGACAACACTGGCGGTGGTACTGGTGGTATGGGATATAACGGCGGAAGTGGTGTTGTAATCGTAAGAGCAACATCTGCTGCTGTATCAACAACTGGTTCGCCAACCGTTACCACATCTGGTGGTTATACAATTTACAAATTTACTGGCGATGGAACAATTACTTACTAAGGAGTAACAATGGCACACTTTGCAAAATTAGATAAAGATAACTTTGTTACTGCTGTTCATGTAGTAAACAATGATATATTGCTAGATGAAGATGGAAATGAATCTGAACAAAAAGGAATTGAGTTTTTAACAGAACTTCATGGACATGAAAAATGGAAACAAACATCATATAACGGTAATTTTAGAAAAGCGTACGCACAAATCGGCGCAAAATATGATGAAGGTTTAGATATGTTTTTACCATACTGCCCATATCCATCTTGGAAGTTTGACTACAATACTTTTCAATGGAATCCACCAGTAGAAACACCAGAAGATGTTGATGGATTCGACTGGAAATGGCTTGAAGTAAATAAAGAGTGGATTAAAGCAGCAAGACCTACAGAATAATCTGTACACCTGAGCATGTGTTTAAACTGCTCAACCAATTAAATATAAAGGGGATTATATGATTAAGAAAAATGAAACAGTATCTATTGGTTGGTGCGATAATGGCATGACTGATGGAAAATTTACTGAAGGATTGCTTGCAGTTGTATTGGCTGGACCAGGACTTGGTATGCCAATATCTACATCTATTAGAGTTCAGGGTAATCAAATTGCTAGGCAAAGGCAAGCATTACTAGACCATTGGTATGACTTAACTAAAACTGATTGGTTGTTATGGGTAGATTCTGATGTAGTAATTAACTCAGATATATGGAAACTACTGCACGATACGGCAGATAGTAAGACTCATCCTATGGTAAGTGGTATTTATTTTATTTCTAAAAATACAGATGGCAGTTTGCCAATTCCAATGCCTGTCATCTTTGATGATGTTGATGAGTATACTGTTAAGTATCATCATCCTTTGCCAGTGAATGAAGTGCTTAAGATTGATATGGCTGGTATGGGATTAGTTATTATGCATCGTAGTGTAGTAACTAAACTTCGTGAAAAGTATGGTACTGAAGTTTCATTCTTTGCAGAAAATGACCAGAAGAATGACAAATTTGTTGGCGAAGATATTTCATTCTTCCGCAAATGCAAAGCCCTTGAGATACCCCTATATGCCCACACTGGTGCTATTGCTAAACATATGAAAACTACTACATGGGACTATGACTACTACTCATTGTATTGGTCAATGCAGTTATTAAAAGAACAAATAAAGGACAAACAAGCACAAGGAGAATAAATGGCAAGAGATATTACCGAAGGTCGTGGTGATTCTACTGGTAATGCTAGAGCAATTGCCGTTGACATTGGTGTTGTTTCATCATCTGCTATCTGGCAAAACACAGATGTTTCCTACGATGTTGCATTAAATGGTGTCCCATTTATCTATGCCATCAATGACAATCGTCCATATATCCGTCAGACTGCACCCTTTAAGAAGGAACAGTTTGATAGTCAACAGGAACCAGGTGAGCAATCGCTTACTGGTTGGTGGATTCGTAGCCAATCTTCCTTTCATAAAGGAACTGGCATTAAATTTTATGACCCAACATCTGGCGAAATTGTGCTTAATCGTTTTGCCGACTCAAGCAATGTAGATGTATGGACTAAGGGACAAGTAACTCTACTCAAAGAGACAGCCAATATGTCTGGTGTTACTAGTGGTATTTACAAACTTATTTCTGGAGTATCTGGTAGTACTAACGTAGTTGTTGGGTACATTCCTGGCTCTACAACAATAAAATCTTTTCAAGCAGATGGCACAGTTGTAACAACATATGCTCCTACTAACTTAGGAAACATATTAGATACTGCAGTAGTAACAGATGGCACACGTTTATTTGTTGCTGATAATGACCACATTTATACTGGTCCACTCAATGCTGCATCTGCTGGTTGGACTGAATACTACGCAACTGGCACACGCGCAACTCTTGCATGGGTAAAACAACGCCTTGTTGGTGCTATTACGAACTCTGTTTATGAACTAACTGGTGCTACTGGCAGTGCATTATCATTACCCACACCGCTATATACACATCCTAATACTTCTTGGATATGGTCATCTATATCTGAAAGTGGCTCTGCTATCTATGCTGCGGGTTATGCTGGCGGTAACTCCGCCATCTACAAGTTTGTTCTATCTACTGCTGGTTCTATGCCGACTCTGACATCAGGGATTGTAGCAGCACAACTGCCAGTTGGGGAGATAGTCTATAAGATTGAGTCGTACCTTGGATACTTGATGATTGGTACTAATAAGGGTATGCGTGTGGCTACAATTTCAGATACAACTGGTGATTTATCCTATGGTCCATTGATATTTGAAGATACTAATGGTGTCCGTGACTTTGCTTTCCGCGATAGATTTGTTTGGGCTGCAGGTACAATTGATGGTTATGCTGGTCTATATCGTGTTGACCTAGGTGCAGAGATTGAATCTCTACGTTTCGCTTATGCCAAAGATGCTTACTTAAGCAGTGCTACTGGATATGCCACTAGTGTAGATTTTGTAGGCAATACAGACCAGATAGCATTTACTACATCAGGCAGTAATGGCATAGCCATTCAATCAGCCACAGTCTTATCAGCAACTGGTTATATAACTACAGGTAATATTCGTTATGGGACTCTTGAACCTAAAAACTTTAAGCGTTTAGTAGGTCGTGGTAACTTTGATTATGGTTCTTTAACATTAGAAACAGTAGATTCTAATGGTGTTGAATATGAAGTAATTTCATACAATACATCAGTTGACCCAATTGAAGTTACAACATCTAGCCCAGAAACAGCGCAAGAGTATCTTGCTTATAAGTTTTTATTAACTAGAGATGCAACTGATACTACTAAGGGTCCAATCTTTAAGGGTTATCAGGCAAAGGCTACTATTGCTACGCCACGTCAGCGCATGATGCGTTTCCCAGTTTACTGTTTTGATATTGAAACAGATAGATATAATTCTATGTTTGGCTATGAAGGCAGAGCCTTTTCTAAGATTCAAACATTAGAAGACTTGGAACAAAGTGGTGACGTAATCACCTGGCAAGATTTAACTACTGGAGAAACTCGACAGGCAGTTATTGAACAAATCACATTCACCCGTATGACTCCACCTGATAAAAGATTTGATGGTTTTGGAGGAGTACTCGAGATAACTATTAGGACAGTATAAAATGACACCTACTGATTGGGCTGGATTAGCCGTAGCCGTAACCACCCTTATTGGAGCACTAGCAACCGCAACTAGATGGATGGTTAAACATTATCTTGCCGAACTTAAACCCAATGGTGGCTCAAGTTTAAGAGATAAAGTCAATCAGTTAGACGATAAGGTTGAATTTTTAACAGAGTTAATGTTACAAGTATTAAAAAAATAGGAGCATCATGAGTCAGGTAGATGATTTTCTGGCAGTAGCAAAGGCTGAAATAGGAACTGTTGAAGGTCCTAAAGATAACGAAACAAAGTATGGTGCTTTTACTAAAGCAAACTTTCAGCCATGGTGTGGTTCATTTGTTATGTGGTGTGCAGCGCAAGTTAAATTAAAAATTCCTAATGTGGTATCTACTACACTTGGTGCAGAGAAATTTAAGGGCACAGGTTCTTGGTCTAATGCAGCAACTGCTAAGCCTAAACCTGGTGACTTAGCCTTCTTTGACTTTGCAGTTGGTGGTAATCCAGTAGACCATGTTGGAATTGTTGTTAAAGATAATGGTGATGGAACAGTTACTACTATTGAAGGCAACACATCTGGTGACAAAAAGAAATCTGCCAGTGAAAGAAATGGTGGAGAAGTAGCACAGAAAATTCGTGCCTATCGTTCAGATAACAAAAGAAAACTAAAGCCGTTTATTGCTGGCTTTGGTACACCGAAATGGAGTAAGTAATGAAGAAAGAAAAAGTACTAGCAGTAGCAAGCACATACCTACGTGCAGCATTTGCATCTGTATTGACAGTTTACTTGGCTGGTAACACTGATGCTAAGGCTTTGGTTGCTGCATTTGTAGCCTCTATTGCCGCACCAATCCTTAAATGGCTTGACCCTAAAGCCACAGAGTTTGGCAAAGGTTCTAACTAACCCCTTTTAAACGGGCTATAAGCCCCATAGAACATAGAAAACCCCCGTCCTGGTCTTCCCCTAACCAGAGCGGGGGCTTTTCTGCTTTATAGGAGGCTACCTATAAACCCTTTAACCCCTCAAGTATATCATCAATCCGTATCAAGTAGCCCTTACTTGGGTTGGGTTGGATGTTGCAAGTAATAGCCCTACCACGTTGAGCAACTACCTTCTTAAGGATTTCTGTAGGTACCAATAGGGTACCACTTTCTATAACAAACGCCCAGTATTCAGCCTTTGTTGCTGACAATCCAGATGCATACCATTCATCATTATTGTGGGACCAGCAAACTGTTTCTATATATAGGTTGCCAGTATCTTTCCATTTTAAATCTGTTTTTACTTCTACTGTTTTGCCACCAGTAAGTAACTCATTAACTAGTTGCTCACCTTCATGACCAACAGCAAGGTCTAAATCAAAATCAGATAACTTGCTCATTAACCTATCTCATAAACTGATGATGGAACTATTGGTTTAGGTTTTATATTGTGCAATTTTCTATATCCTTCTCTTTGGTTTTCAGTAGTTGCTGCCCAGTAACCACTGACTGCATACTTGATTGAGTAATCAAAGCATTGTTGTATCACTGGACAATTATTACATATTCTCTTCAACATTGGCAAGTTGTCGTAACTGCCTTCTGTAAAAAAGAATTCTGTATCAATGCCTTCACACGCTGGTCTTCCTTCCCATTTTGGATAGTCGTTCATAGATTAGAATTCTAATCCTACCCAAAAGAAAAATAAATCAATATCCATATGGTATCTATCAATATTAAAACCTATTCCAAAACGTTTAAAACTGTATCCAAAAGATAACCAAAACTTTCCTACTGCTAATTCTTTTGTTTCCATATTATCCTCCTGTTGAATAGAAGCCTGGACCTTTGAATTTTACTGCTGGAGCAGACCATATACGAACCATAACCTCAGCGCAAGTAGGACAAGGTGGTGCAATGTTTTCATTTACTTCAACTATAGTTTTACATGCTGGACATTTAAAATCATATGCTGGCATAGTTAATCACAATCTGGTCCAATAGTATCGTCTGGATAAGGAAGAGTTACCATTGAACCACAGTTAGCACACTCTCCATCTAGAAAATAAAAAGATACTTCTTTGTATTCATCAAAGGCTATGAGGGCTATGAATACCTCACAACCACAGACACATGTAGTGCCTAGTGTTTGACCACGCAGGTCCATTGCTTTGCTGTAATCAGTAGGATGTAACAGTTCCCTTACATCTTTACTCTCTTGACTCATCATCGTCTTTCTTTTTAGGTAATACATCTTCGTCAGATTCGGGACGCCATCCGCCTAGATTTCTAATTAAAGATGTAACTGCACGTTGAACTTTCATTCTTGCACCATCTGCAGTTGTATCTAATTCCTTTGCTACGTCAGCCCACTCGCCTAATTCCGTTGTAAATCTGGTTTGTAAAATTTTTTGCTTTGCCTCTGATAGTTTGTAATAGGCTGCTGCAATATCTGACCGCAAGACTAACCAGTTGTTTCCATCTGATACTTCTGACCTACTAACTGTTTGTGCTAGGTCTTTTATCTTGGTTGGAATTTCATATGATTCTGAAATAACTGATGGCAAAAATGCTTCTATGACAGCACTGTTGTAGTAGTAAACATCTACATATTCGTAGCCACTAGTCTTGGCTTTTTCTTTTTCACAATACTTTAATGCAGCATTACGTAAAGATTTTGCAATTAATTTTTCTTTGTCCTTTGGTTCAAGGGTAGACCACTCTTTATATTTAACTGGGTGTGTAACAAACCATAGCCATAATGTCTGGGCTATGTCTACCCGTTCAACCATTGGATACTTTTTGTTGTACTCACTTGCTAGAGCAGCAACAAGCGACTCGTATTCTTCCGTATATGAGTCGTTCATTAAAAAAAATACCTAGCCTTTGCCTGAATCAATACCAGCCCATTGTCCTCTTTGTACCATAAGTCCGATTATGGCATAGTTTGCTAGGTCAACGAGTGTATCTTCTATTGTTTCGTAGTTTGGCGTGTCGCCGTTATCAACTAAGTGATTAAGTCTGGCTAGTTTGTCATGCATTCTAACTTGTAGCCCATTTAATGCCCCGCCAGGAGCATGGGCTATGTTTAGTGGACCGTAGTCCTGATGCTTTTTATAAAGAATATCTAAGAGTTCATCTGTAATATCTGCTGCGTGTCTACTGTCCTTCATCTAACACCATCCTTAGGTTGTCATCTATATCTACCATTGCTTCTTGAACTAGAACTTCTTCTACTATCTCATTGCCTTTGCCTTCGGCAGCAGCCAATATAACTTCAGCCAATAGAGTAAGCCCAGAGTTTTTTGCATCTGCTGTTTTTAATACATAGATATCTCGCAATGCATTTAAGATATCTAATCCTTTATTATCTGATAAAGGAATACCAATTAATCTAGGGTGTTCTTTTATATACCCCCAGATATCTTCTTTAAGATATGACTCGTTTGATTCGCTCATCTATAAATCCAATCCCTTCTGCTAGTACTACTGAGTTCACGTCATGCCCATCTGGCATCTGAACTATATTTGCATTACCCAATTCACGGGTAATCTTTTTGCCAAACTCTAGTCCTGCTGCATCACCATCTGCAAGGATAATGACTGTTTCAAAATCATCTAATATTTTAGAGTAATATGGTTTCCAATTGTTAGCGCCAGGAATTCCAACTGACGGATGATTTGTTTTAGCAACTACAGTTATACAATCTATTTCACCTTCGGTGACACATATATATCCGTCTGCTGTTAGTACTGCTTGTGAGTTAAACATTGTTGTTTTAGCCCCTGGCATACCCATATATTTAGGGTCGCCACCTGACATAGTTCTGAATCTAATATCAACTACGCCTGATGGTGTTACATAAGGAATTGCTAATCTACCCGTGTAACCTTCGTGACCTGGCAATGGATGTTCCACTACGCCTAGATGAAATCGCTGAACTTCTTCTACCGATAACCCTCTGCTCGCTAGATAATCCGTTGCTAGATGAATGCTTGCTTTGTATGTCTCTGTTGCCTGTAAGAGAAATGCTCTCTGCGAATTTGATAGCCTCAATGTAAGTGCCTCCTTCCTTTTCCATAATTAAATCGTATACATCTCCACTAACACCACATCCATGACATTTAAATCTTTGTTCATCAAAGTTAACGCCAGCAGATGCATGTGAATCTTGGTGGAAGGGACATTTAATCTTGCGCCAGCCGTGCCCCTGTTGTGGCAAGGCGGCGCCTAAGTACGCTAGATACTCGGCAATACTATGCTTTTGATTGTCCATTCATAGCCCTATGGATAAGGTCCAACCATACGCTGGCTGGCATACTGCAATACCATTCATTAACATTAGTCTTTCCTTTCCGTTTGTGCAAAACTGTTCCAGTCCAAGCATTATCGTTTTTTATTTCTATTTCTAATTCTTTAATCCACGCACTAAGGTCCATACGGATATGGTTTTTTACTTCAATAGTTACTCCATTGACACCGCTAATATCACCTTTATCTAATTGTGCGCCTGCGATTCGGCGGTCTGCATATGGAAAACCATTTACTTTTAACCATTTAACTACATCTGCTTCTGCTTTAGAACCTTTTGCTTTACGTGGATTACTCACATCATGCCCTCCTGTTGGTATCTAACGATAACATCTTCTAGATACATAGACTCAGGATTAAATGCAAGACTCACATAATTGTTTCCTGTTTGGTCTGCTCTGCCATATCGATTTTTAACTGGTGCTACGCATAGGTAAGTATCATCACCTTGTTTCATTTGCCCAATAGTTAGCACCATTGCTGGAATCTGATTGACTAAACCCTGGATTGCTGACCGTGGCTGACAAGGATAACCTTCAAAGCCTTCTTTAGTATGGTGCAGTACCAGTAGTGCAGCGTTGGTATCACGAGCAAGGTATTTCAGTTCTTTCATTGCTGCTCGCATACCGTGGAACTCTTCATGCCCATCCATTGCTATGTCCATTAAGTTATCTACAACAATAAGAGTAGGGCTTCTGCCCCATACAGTTTCAAAGGCTGATACCTCATCATCTAAATCTTTAAGTGTTGGTGTAGATTCAAAAGACCAAAACAAATGATTGTTTAATAATAGTAGTTCGTGTGCTTTGTCTGGGTCTTTCTTTAATAGTTGTTCTGCATTTTGCTGTGACATGTTACCTGCCATAGCAACTAAACGCATAGCCATTGTATGTGCGTTTGTATCTGCGCTGAAATAAAGAGTTGGAAGTTTTGTTCGGGCTGCTATAGCAAGGGCAATAGATGACTTACCTGCACCTGGAGTGCCTGCAATTACTGTTACCTCTGCTCTACGCAGAATGATACCTGCCCGTTCAAATGCCGCAAAAGCGGGTGGCAATGGTTCGCCACCCACTTCTGCTTTGTTAATTGACCGTCTAAGTGTTTTCACTTTACCGAGTCTGGTACGAAAGTATTCCAGTCTGGATTGGTGACAAGAATGTATTGATTCTTGCACTTATCAAATGCACCTTTAGGTGCTGGACAAAAATAACCTTTGTATGGTTTCCCATCTTTACCCATTCCTTGAATGGCAGTCATTCGT